GTGAACTTCGCGTTCAACACAGCAGCGGGCATGTTCCCCAACTGCCCGCCAACATCCCGGATGATCGTGGTATGAACCGTCGCCACATCAGCGCGCGCGGCCTGAATACCATCAAGAACCGATTGGTGAACCGTGGCGATGTCCGCCCTGATCGCTGCTACATCTTCTGCTGACATGTCGTCCTCCTGGATAGCGGTGCAGTAAATGGCCGGATTAACCCGGCCATAGGTGCCGTTGTTGAAGTCCCACCCGTCCGGGAGGATCTCGAAGTGAAGGTGAGGCCCGGTGGAAGCACCGCCTGTCGCCCCGGACAGTGCGATGACCTGACCTTGGGTAACGGTGTCGCCTAGGTTCACCCGCCATTCGGACAGGTGCGCGTAAACGGACACGATGGGGCCGTGGTCGATAATGACGACATTCCCTGCCCACTGGCCTTCAATCCACCACGGGTTTGACGTGTACGGCTCTGGGAGCTGCCCTACCGCGACGACTGTGCCGTCGCCGATGGCATGCACAGGGGTGCCGGGGGCAACCTTGAAGTCATCCCCCGTATGCCCGCCGGCAGGGTTATAGGGCGGCCCGGGGTTGTCACCGAAGCCTTGGCCCTTCGTGGACGGATCAACGGGCCAGATGTAGGCAGTCATGCCGTGCCGCCGTTCACGTTGATAGTCGTGGTCGGTGCGGGTGGGCATGCGTCGATGTGGGCCTTCAAATCGCGGCCCTGCTGGTCAACGGCATCCCTAAGCGACTTCCCCGAGTTGGGGAAGACCTCATGTCGGATAGCCTCAACAGAGTCAGCCATCTCTGGGAGCCGCTCAAGCTCGCTAAGTACCGTCACGCCACGCTTGATGTGAGGCCAAAGCTTCACCAGCACGATAGGCAAACCAATGACGGCAGCAAGGGCAGTGCACGCCGCGCCGATGTTCACGATGAGCTGCAATGTGCCGTCCATCAGAGGAACCACGTTCCGGAGATGTAAAGCTTGTACCCGGTGCTGATCGTGATCGACCCGCCAGACGTGGACCTGCCCACCAGGGAACCGCCGTTGTTGACGATCAGTTCAGGCTCCGCATACCGGGCATCGGAACCGTCCGTCACGGAACCCACAAGCGAGAAGTTCCCCGGAGGCCTGTACCCGGACGGCAACAAACCAACAATCAGGGTGTTGCCTGACACGGAAACCCCGATACCGGCGCCGGACCTGACCAGCAACAGCGAAGCGGTGACCTGCGTCAACCCGGCAGTGACCGTCTTCACCAGACCACCAGTGATCGTCCAGAACCCGTCTGTCACCCCGGCCCCGGCTGTGGCGACAACAACCCTGTCCCACGTCGAACCGTTCCACGACTCGTAGGCGTTCAGGTCGGCCCGGTACACCATCGTCGGGACCAGCAACGTGCCGCCCATGAGCGCGGCGAGCCCGTCGCGTTCGGTCTGGTTCGCTACTGGGATGAACACGTTAGCGGAATCGGCCTGCACCGCCAGATCGGACGCAAGGTTGTATGCGTCCGAGTTGACGATGGTTTTCATTTTGTTGGGGCGCGTCTGTGGCATGGTTTACCGGCTCCAGTCGATTGTTAGTAGGCCAGAGGCCGGTTCAAGGTTTCTGCCGTTGAACCCCGCGTAAGGGTCACCGGCAATGGATATCCCGCCACCAGCGAGTAGGTCGGCGGCGAAGGAGAGTGGCAGGTCGAAGGTTTGTTGTGCCGCGCCCGGTTGGATGGTCACGTCCCATGGGCCGGTTACACGGGTCACGTCACCGCCCGGACGGTTCGCACTCGTGTGCGTGTAGAAATGCGCCGCAACAGGTGAGTTGTACGACCCCGCGGAACGGCGTGACCCCAGCGTGAACTGGATCCTGGTGACCGTCCTGCCCGCGAGTTGCGCGGCGGACCCGGCGTAGAACCACGCCCCATACGTCGTGTACCCGCTGCTGGATCCTTGGAAGACGTTTCCGCCCCCGCCAGCCCATGCGTCCCACACGCCGAGCCCGGGAACCCATGTTGCGGAGTCCGTCGCCGCATACGGTGTGGTGCCGGTTGTTGGCCCGGTTGGGGGTGGTGTGACGCCGCCGATTGGTGCCGGGGCGGCAACCACACCCACCGCGCCTGTCACGTAGGGGAGGGCGGCGTTCCACGCAAGTAGCACGTTGTCGCTCACCGTTGGGGTGTAGGAGGCCGCGAACTTCGCAACGTAGTCGATACCGTCAGTACCGGTTACCGTGATCGTTGGTGACGCCGGGGGGACGGTCTTCACCACACCCTCGGCAGGGCGCGGCGCGAGCGTCACCCGACCGGTCACAACCGCGTCCCCGGTGCCGTTGATGACCACCGTCACCGGGTCACCAACAGCCACCACAACAGGATCCTGATAGCGCGGGTACAGGGTGTTGCCTTGGACGTTCACCGCCAACAGGCCGTTGATGTCCTTCACCACAGTCCCCGAATACGTGACCCCGTCGCCCGGATTCGGTGTGGTTTCAAGGCCGCGAAGATTCGCCATGTTCACCTTTCGGGCATGAAAAAAGCCCCACACATGTAGGGCTTAGGTACTTGATGTACGTGACGTACTTGTGGTTAGCCTGCGGGTTGCAGGAACGGGCCAGGAGACAAGAACAACATCGGCATCAACGGGTGACGCACAACAACGCCCGTCTGCTTCATCGGACCAGCAAGGCTAAGACTCGACGCGCCACTGAAAGCGGCCTGAACGTCCGTGTAAGAACACTCAACAGTCAGGACCATCTTGTCCGGGGCGCCGCCACTGAACCCGAGTGACATGGTTTTCACGCGGCCAGCAACGGCGATAACCCTGCCGTCCACCACCGCGTTATAAACCGTCACCCAGTCGCCCTGCTGAATCTGCGGCTGCGGCAACGCAGTGACCACAAGATCAGTCGTCAACCCCGCCAACTGGGTATCACGCATCGTCACCGCATACGCGTCACACTCAAGCTGAGTCGTCAACATCGTTGAGCTGTACTGCTTCGTGTACCTGCCATGCCCCAGCGGGTCAACCTTCAACGGCCCGGACTCAATCGCCGCCCGCCCACGAATCGGTAGCTGGGTCTGGTTGCCGTTCGCGTCCGTGGTCTGGTACTGGCCCTCAGCGTAGAACTCGTTGAACAAGCCGTCGTACTTCTGCTCACGGTCCACCCGGACCAAGAGACCTTCCGGCCCGCCACGCAACGTGGCTACAGGGGTCTGCGCGGTCAGCGGGTAAACCTCGAACTGGCCGGCCCCGTTGAACCGGTAGTCACAATTGATCCGCTTACACAAATCCTGCAACGCGTTCAACCGGTCGCCCTGATACACCAGCGTCTTATTCACCGGACGATCAACCACACCCGCAGTCGTCACCACCGGGGCATAATCACCCACCAAACGGGTAACCTCACCAATGATCGTAGGAGACGCACCCACCGGCGACTCAGGGGCCGGAAACACAGCCTTCGCCAGCATCGTGCCGATATCCTCAGCATCAACCTGAACCTCAGCACCACCACTAACATGGGCGAGGCGCTTATCCGGTGCTATCGGGGTGTCCGGGGTGACCGTCCCCGCCTCATCAATCGTGTACGCGATCCACGACTCAACCGGTTTCGAATCCGTGATCCGGTACCAGCCGACATTGATCGACCCAGCACCGCCCACGTTGTAAATGACCTGCAACCGGGAACCGCCAGCACCTAGCGGATCCTCCAACAGCCAGGGCGCTAGCTTGCCGTCCTTGTCCTCAACCGACAATGACACGGTTTGGATCTGGCGTGTGGTGTCCCAGCTAAACCGGGCGGACGATACCGGGAGCGGGTCCGGCAAGGCCAAACGGCCCCGATACCAAACCCACACCGTCAACGAGTCGCCGCTTCGGGATCCGGTCAGCGCCGCAAGGGTGTTCGCATCAACCTGACGCATCAAACACCGCCCTTAGCTGTAGCAGTTCGCGGAACCTGTGAACGATGGATCAGTGCCGGACAAATCACACACGGCCCGCCAATACGGGGCCTTCGCCGTGAACCGCTTCACCACGGTGCACGGACCGGTGATCGGGTCAAGAGCGTCCCCGCCCTCAGCCCACGTCGCCCCATCCAACGACCACTGAACCCGGAAGTTAGCAGTGGCCCCAGCCCCGGACATGGCAGTCACA